CACATTTTGAATAATAGCAAGCTACAGTTACATCTCAACAAGTTACATTCCTATAGTGGAAAGAAGCTCATACAATATCATGGAAGCGCGCGCTCAACAGATCTTTCGGTCTGCAAGCAGCACGTCAACTCAAGTCAATCATAAGTCACTATCCCATCACTATGGAGAACACTCTCTGTCAAGTTCACCATACCTTTTTAACGCGTCCTGTGACACGACCCAATGTAAAAACTACAAAAGGGATTTTAAACAAGAAAAGAAGCAATTAAGAATATCGAACAAAAGCAAAGTAACCACTAACACTAACATTAGCATTTATCGTGTAAGCACCCGCAGTATTATAACCTTGTGGAAGGCTATTAGTACTAGAGGGATCACCATAAACACCAGTTGCAACAAGATTCACATTAAAAATAACAGGGTTCGGAAGAACACCTGAACTATAAGTGATACCTGTTAACAAAGTGGGTCCATATATTTGAGTAATAGTTTGTAAACCATCAAAGAAATAGAGAGCTGTTGAACTAGAAGACGCCGAACCACCCATAGGGATAGACGGCACGACGCTAGACGTTAATTGCTAAAGAGAAGTTATTTTAATGTATGAGTTATTTACAGCAGTACCAGCGCCATATGTTGTTGAAGCTTGCAAAGAGAGCGTTAACCCCCACTGAGCAGTACTCCAAATATAGCCTGATAAAGGACTAAACCAACCGTTATAAGCGGCAGTGGCTTCGTTAACCTGTGAGACAGCACCATTAGTGATGCCAGCAATTACAGGATCTGTATTAGCTGTTGTAACTTGACAAAGTTTGTAGTTCATTGCAGAAATGCTTGCGCCATTACTGTAGGATGCACCACTCATCTCTATCTTATACACACCAGGCAACAAGGTTATCAACCCCGTTGTTCCCAATGTTGCTTGAATACCATTTGCAATTACTACTGGATTAGTAGTAGAAACAAATTGGGCATTCCAAGTCCCACTGGCAGCTGAGGTTTCACCAACCAAAGCTGAGGTAATTTCAGCATAACTACCAGCTTGTAAAGCTGGTCCACCAGGTGCTTGTAAAATAGGCACCATAAGTGTACATTTATAACGCACACGCAACTCCCCAATGGCTGTTGTATTAGCACAACCATAGGTAGAAACGTATAAAATTCCAGCATCATATGTTTTGATATCTGTGTTAGCTGGCTGAGCACCAGTACGCACATACCAACCATCCTGTGCTTTCATTTCATTTGTGTTGATATTTAAATTAATCGAAGGTTTACACGGCATCGCATCTGCATGCGGTACTGTATCCAGAACTTGCTGCTTACTGGTGGGAGCGGCATCAGATGAGTCATAATCAAACGACAACATCACTTTACCACTCTGACCATTAGTAGCATATTCTGAAACTTCACGACGATAATAAAATTCCAACTTATCAAAATGATATTTTTCAAACAACGCGGCAATTTTTGATCCCCAAGGAAAAACTGCACCCTGACCAATATTAACATTGTAAGGTGTAGTAGCAAAGGCGACTGAACCATTGATATCTGCAATATATTCATCTTCCTCAATTACTTGACGTAATCGAGTCGAACTCCTATTTGCGGATGAAAGTCCCAGCCGGCCAGAACCTCCTTGGTGGTTGCTGAGGGAGAGAAAGGAATTTGTTTTGTGCTTGCGATTTCTTTTCTTCTTCTGCTTTTGAGCAGGAGATGAATGTGTAATCGCATTGACAACCGCCTTCGCAACTTTTGTCGCGGCAGCAGCTGTACTCTTCTTTTTTGTTTTCTTGTGTTTGTCCATTCTCTACTTGTGTAAAAAAGGACAAGATGTAACGGAGCATACACCAGAATAAAGTTAAGAGTTGAGAGAGAGAAAGAGGGATTAAAGAAAGGGGGAAAATAATACTATGGGAAAGGAAAAATCAGAAACAATTTTTAACAGGTCTGATTTAACAGCGCTAACCTGTTCAATTCCTTCCTCACCAGAGTACAATCCCCAAATCCAATTATCCGTCTTATATACACTCAACACTTGATCCATTGACATAGGATCACGCTTTGGGTTAAATTTAACATCACCAAACATCTCATCGTTATACTTACGACGTAGATAGTTTATGTAATCCATTAACACATCACGAACTTCAATATTCGCCCAACTGTCGATCCTCAATGCACTTGCGCGCATAAGGTGCCAGCGGACGTCATCGATATTTGCTCCATACATCATTGATGATAAAACACGATCAGTTGCCGGGCACGGTAACCACAATCCATTAATTTGTTTAAAAGATTGCGATAAAAAC